GTGTTAAAAAGCCAGAGGTTAGTGACGAAGTTAAAAGTCAGTTACCTCAACCTAAAGGCTGGAAAATACTTGTTGCAATGCCACAAGCTCAAGAAAAGACAGATGGCGGAATCATTAAAGCTACACAAACAGTTGTTGATGAAGAAACTTCAAATATATGTGGTTTCGTTCTAAAACTAGGAACTGAAGCTTATGGTGATGAAAAAAGGTTCCCAACAGGACCTTGGTGCAAAGAAGGTGATTGGGTAATATTTAGAGCTTATTCAGGCACTCGCATGAAAATGTATGGTAAAGAGTTTCGTTTAATTAACGATGATACTGTGGAAGCAGTAGTCGATGACCCAACAGGAGTAGTAAGAGCATGAGTGAGAGCATTGAACAAGTAATTGATACAAACGCACAACCAGTTTCAGAACAATCTTCAGAAGATAAATTCTTTGGTGTAGCAAGTGAAATAAATACAGCACCAGTAAGTGAAGTAGAAGTTGAAGTTATTGATGAAAGACCTCCTGAAGATATAAGACCAGCAAAAGTAGAAACAAATGAAGCACCTGTTGATGATGAAACAGTTGATAAAGAAATTGCAGACTATAGTAAAAGAGCTGGCGACAGAATAAGCAAAATTAAATATGAATACCATGAAGAGCGTAGAGCTAAAGAACAGGCTCTGAGAGAGTCTCAGGAAGCTACAAAGGTATTAAAGAATTTAATGTCAGAGAATGAAAGATTACAAAGTGTAGTTTCTCAAGGCGGAGATGTTTTAAACCAACAAGCACTTAATAATGCTCAATGGGCAAAATATAACGCACAACAAAAATTTAAAAAAGCATATGAAGAAGGTGATGCTGATGTAATGGCTGGTGCTCAAGCAGAATTAGCACAAGCAACTTTAGCTGAACAACAAGCTGGCACTTATGCACAACAGATGCAACAACAAATAGCATCACAATATGCAGAGCCAGCACAAGAACAACCTCAGATTCAAAAACAATCTGACCCAGACATGGATAATTGGTCAAACAAAAATCCTTGGTTTATGAGTACAGTACCAGAACACCAAGAAATGACCTCTTATGCTTTAACTATTGATAAGAGACTTCGTAATCAAGGTATATTACCTGAAAAAGATTCTCAACAATATTATGCAGAAGTAGATAAACATATGCATAATGAATATCCAAATTTTTTCGGTGTCCAAAATGTAGCTTCTAGTGAAACAGAAGTAGTTGAAGATACCCCAAAACGACAGGTAATGAATCCTGTTGCACCCGCCACGAGGAATAGCGGTAAACCACCTCGCAAAATTCATCTGACTCAGAGCCAAGTCGCCCTCGCAAAGCGTCTTAATATAACTCCAGAGCAGTATGCAAACCAACTATTAAAGGAGTCTTAATATGTCTGATAAAGATAATAAAGAACTTAATACTGCTAGCGAAGAGCAAGCACAAGAGCGTACCCCTAGGGAAATAGAAAGCCGAGAGGCTAGCCAGCGTATACAAAGCTGGGAAAACCCATCGAACTTACCTAATCCGACACCTCAAAAAGGATGGATATTTAGGTATATTAGAACAAGCCTTTTAGGTCAATCTGATAATCCTAATGTGTCTAGAAAATTTAGAGAAGGATGGCAACCCTGTAGATTAGAGGACCATCCAGAACTACAAATTCATATGATGGACCATAATTCAGAGTGGTCAGTTAAAGGTAATGTTGAAATTGGTGGGCAACTGTTATGTAAGATGCCAGAAGAAAAAGCGAAAGCTAGAGATGAATACTTTAATAAGTTAGCAGAATCTCAACTGGAATCGGTAGATAACACATATTTTAAAGACCAAGATTCTAGAATGGCTACCAAACAAGTTTTTGAAAGAAAATCACGAACAACATTTGGTAAAGATTCATAGTTTCTTATTTTATAATTATTTTATAAGGAGACAATTATGTCATCAAGTGCAACTCCCATGGGAGCAAGACCTTGCGGAACTGTTGTTGGAAGCCCTTATCAAGGTAAAGTTACACATTACAAAATTAAAAATGCATATGGTACATCCATATTCTTTGGTGATTTCGTAAAGTGGGGTGACGAACCTAATACCACTATCCAAAAAGATACTGGTACTGCAACTTTAACACCTATTGGTGTTTTCCTTGGATGTGCTTACACTGACCCTTCTACAGGGCAATTCACACCAAATCAATATTACCCAGCATCAACTGCTGCGGATGATATTGTTGCGTATGTTGCTACTGACCCTTTCGTATTAATGCAAATGCAATCAGACGAATCTCTTGGACAAGACGACCTTGGCAAGAACTGTGCTGTTGTGCAAACTGCAGGAAGTACAGCAATAGGTACAAGTAAAAACGCAGTCGATGGTAGTACAGCAAATACCACCAACACACTACCACTTAAAGTCGTTGACTTTGTAGATGGACCAGATAGTGAAGTTGGTGATAGTTATACTGATGTACTAGTAATGTTTAATGTTGGACACCAGTTGTTAAATACAACAGGTATAGGTTAAGGAGTAAATTATGGCAGCTATTTCAAGAGCTAACGAGTTAAAACAACTCTTACCTGGTCTTAACGCATTATTCGGAGAAGAATATAATCGTTATGAAAACGAGCACGAAGAAATCTATGTAACTGAAAATTCTGAAAGAAGTTTTGAAGAAGAATTGAAGTTATCTGGTTTTGGAGCAGCTCCAGTCAAAGATGAAGGTTCAGCTATCAATTATGATACTGCACAAGAATCTTTTGTCGCTAGATATACGCATGAAACTATTGGTTTAGGATTCAGCATTACAGAAGAAGCTATGGAGGATAACCTCTATGTATCTGTATCAGCTAGATATACTAAAGCATTAGCTCGTGCAATGTCATATACAAAACAAGTTAAAGCAGCTTATCCATTAAACAATGGATTCTCAACTGCCTTTTCTTCAGGTGATGGTGTTGCTTTATTCAGCACAGCTCACCCACTTGTAAATGGTGGCACCAATAGTAATAGACCATCAACAGGAGCAGATTTAAATGAAACATCTTTAGAAGATGCAATCATCCAAATCGGCAAATGGACTGATGAAAGAGGTCTAAAAATTGCAGCAAAAGCTAGGAAGCTTATTATTCCTTCTGACTTGCAGTTTGTAGCAACTAGATTGTTACAAAGTGACTACAGAGTAGGAACTGCTGACAATGACATAAATGCAGTGAAAACTAATGGAGTGATTCCAGAAGGTTATTCAGTTAATCATTATTTAACTGATACTAATGCTTTCTTTATCACTACTGATGTTCCAGATGGAATGAAGCATTTTGTTAGAGCTCCTATGACTACTACTATGGATGGAGACTTCGATACTGGTAATGTTAGATATAAAGCGAGAGAAAGATATTCTTTCGGTGTATCTGACCCACTAGGTATCTTTGGTTCACCAGGTAGTTCGTAAGAACTGTTAAGGGGAGCATACGCTCCCCTTTTTTTTGTGTTATATTATTAAATCTAGGATTATTAACTTGTTCTACAGACTGACCTAGCAGACAAGCCAAGACGGTAGAACTTATTTCCCAGGAGGAAATTATGGCAAAGACGACATTTTCAGGTCCAATACAATCTTTAGCAGGATTCATTTCAGCAGGTAACGCTAACGTAGTTAGTTTAACTGCAGATACTTCACTAACAGTAGCGGCTCATGCAGGTAAAATATTAACTTGTAATGATGCTGATGGTAAATTTACTTTACCAAGCATAGTAGCAACAACTCCAGGTGAAGATAGCGACCCAAATCAAACAAACAATTTAGGAGCTACTTTTACTTTTGTAGTAGAAACAGCAGCTACCGATATGGATATTCTTACAGATGGTACAGATAAATTCGTAGGCGGTTTATATACTGGTGTTACTAATGCAACAGGTAAAACTTTTATTTCTGGTGCATCTAATGATGTCATTACATTAAATGGCTCAACTAAAGGTGGATTAGCAGGTAGTATTATTAAAGTAACTGCAGTAGGTAGTGCTAAATACGCAGTAGAAGGAATCATTTTAGGTTCAGGCACTTTAGTAACTCCATTTGCAGACGCTTAATAGGAGTAACTTATGGCTGATGCAGTAACAACACAAACCATAATTGATGGTGAAAGAAATTGTGTTATGAAGTTTACAAATGTCAGCGATGGCACAGGAGAATCCGCAGTAGCCAAGGTAGATGTATCTGCTTTGGCTTCTAATGCAGCAGGTGTAGCCTGTTCAGAAGTTAGAGTATTGCGTATTAGTCATGCTGTTGTAGGTATGTCTGTTCAATTATTTTTAGATGCTACTACTAATGTTTTATTAGCAGAGCTAGCTGAAAGTAGTAACGGACATATGGATTTTAAAGACTTTGGTGGACTTCCAAATAATGCAGGTAGTGGTAAAACAGGAGACATATTATTTACTACTAAAGGACACTCTTCGGGAGATACTTACTCTATTACTTTAGAGATGACAAAAGTATATTCTGACTAATAGGAATTAATTATGGCAAAAAAATATGTAATATCAGAAACTGGTGAATTTCCATCACAATATAAAGTTTTACATCTTAATGAAGATGGTATCTATAGACCTATATTTGGTCCAGACCCAGATTTAGAAGATGCAGAACGTAAATGTGCTGAGATGAATGGTGAGAGAGCAAGAAATGACAAAGGTCAACTTGTAGCTGATGACCCATCTACTCCAGATGTTAATGAAGCTTATGTTGGTGGTAAAAAACCAGTTAAGAAAAAAACAACTAAAAAAACTACAGCTAAGAAAAAAACTGTAGCTAAAAAATAAAGGTACTTATTATGAAAAAATCTAAATATATGTCTAATGGCGGTAAAACTGGCATAGTAGAAGTTGGTAAAGCTTCTAAAGTCGAACAACACAAAGATTATGTAAAAAGAATGTTTGGTGGCGGTATGACTAGCAATGAACCAGCTATGAAAAAGAAAAGGTCTAAAGGTATGGCTAGAGGCGGAAAGTCCTAGTTAAATACATATGCCAATAAGAAAACAGGCTTCAATGCCTGCTAGAAATAAGAAGAACTTTCGTTCTACTAAATCTGGTGCTGGTATGACTAAAGCTGGGGTTAAAGCTTATAGAAGATTAAACCCTGGCTCTAAGTTAAAAACAGCAGTTACAGGTAAAGTTAAGAAAGGCAGTAAAGCTGCTAAACGCAGAAAATCTTATTGTGCAAGGTCTTTAGGTCAACTTAAAAGAAGTTCAGCCAAAACCAGAAACGACCCTAATTCAAGAATTAGACAGGCTCGTAGAAGGTGGAAGTGTTAATTAGGAATAAATAATGGCAACAAGTGGAACAACAGCATTTACATTAGACTTAGCCGATATCATGGAAGAAGCCTATGATTTATGCGGTAGTGAGTTACGTTCTGGTTATGACTATAAAGGAGCTAAAAGAGCTCTTAACTTAATATTTTTAGAATGGCAGAATAAAGGTTTAAATCTTTGGAAGATTGAACAAGCATCACAAGCATTAACTGCTGGCACTAATACTTATGCATTAGAGTCTAGTGCATTAGAAGTAGTAGATGCTTTTATTAGAACTGATGCAGGAAATACTGCAAATCAATTTGACCAAAGATTAAATAGAATATCTAGAACTCAATATAATCATCAAGCTAGCAAACTGCTACAATCTAAACCAACACAGTTTTATGTAGATAAAGGCACTAGCTCTAATAATATTGTTTTATGGGCAACTCCTGATTCTGCTGAAACTTATACTTTGGTATATGATTACATTAAAAGAATAGAAGATGCTGGTACAGTAGCAAGTAACAATGCTGATGTGCCTAGTAGATATCTTCCATGCTTAACATATGCATTAGCTTATAACTTAGCTTGTAAAATGCCAGAAGCACAAAATAGAGTTCCAATGATTAAACAAAGGTATGATGAACTTTGGAATGATGTAAGTGATGCTGATAGAGAAAGAGCATCTGTTAAGTTCGTACCTGATATGCAAGCTTATAGATAATGTATGCTGCAGGAAAGAAAGCTTTAGGTGATTGTGATAGATGTGGTTTTACTTATAAGCTAAACGATTTACAATACGAAATACAAGATAGTATTCGTAATGGATTAAGAGTATGTAATAGTTGTTTTGATGTTGACCAT